AGTATCTTAGATTCAATTTCTAAGCCAACAGATAGACCTGTGATTGCAACTTTTACGGGCGATGCAGGTATGGGTAAAACTAGCCTTGCGGCTACATTTCCGAAGCCTATTTTTATTAGAGCAGAGGACGGGTTGCAATCCATAGCCATAGAGCAAAGACCGGATGCTTTTCCAGTAATTAAAAAAGTTGACGACCTCTGGAATCAACTAAACGGGCTTATCAACAATAAGCACGAATATTTAACTGTAGTAATAGATTCTGTTACTGCGTTAGAGCGTTTGTTTATTCAACATGTAGTCGATAGTGACCCGAAGCAACCAAAAAGCATTAATCAAGCTTTGGGCGGATACGGAGCGGGACTTCAAGCAGTCGCAGGAATGCATCAAAGATTACGCAAAGCGGCGGGGCTACTGGTAGATAAGGGAATGCACGTTATCTTCATTGCGCACGCCGATACAGAAACAATAGAGCTTCCAGACAACGACCCATACACCAAATACAGTTTACGCCTTGGAAAGAAGAGCGTGGCGCCGTATGTGGATGATGTGGACTTGGTAGGATTTATCAAGCTTGAAACATTCACGACGGGAGACGGCGAGCGAAAAAAAGCGATGAGCGATGGAACAAGAATCCTTGTCACTTATGCGACAGCGGCGAATGTATCAAAAAACAGATACGGAATCGAGGCGGATTTGATAGTTAAAAAAGGCGAAAACCCACTATTTGACTATATACCAAATCTTAAAAAATTAATCACAAAAAAGGATAAATAATGAGCGTGCACTTCTGGAATATAAAACCGACTGAAGAAGAGAATCTGGGTAACTTTGCCATGAATTCAGAGATGGAGCCTATACCATCAAAAACACTGTGTCTTGCTTTCATCGAAGAGGCAAAATGGGACGACTATGAGGGCGAGGAGTATATATCTCTAAGATGGAAAGTTTTGCAGCCGGCAGAATATAAAAATCGGGTTATTTTTCAAAAAATAAAAGTCTATGATAAAGATGACAAAAAAGCAGATAAAGCAAAGCGTATGTTGCTGGCTATTGACTTTAACGCAAAAGGCGGATTAGCTTCAAGTGGAAAGATACCTACAACGGAAATGCTACAGAGCAAGCTATGTAATAAGCCGATGAGCATTATGGTTATGGTGTGGTCGATGGAAAACAGCCAAACGGGCGAAATGAAAAAGGGCAACTGGATTAGCGCAGTAAGCCCTAAAAATGCAGACCAACCAACGAGAGTTGTGCCCGTAGCTGTCGAGACTGTTTCTATGCCTGATGAAGACGAAGTGGAGATGCCGTTTTAATGCAAGTAGAACAAAGAAGCCCCGAGTGGTTTAAACAAAGAGAGGGGCGCATTACCGCCTCATCTGTTGGTGCAATTATGGGATTAGCTCCTTATTCAAAGCGTCAAGATGTCATGCGCCGTATGGTTAGAGAATATTACGGATTAGCATCAGAATTTAAGGGCAACGCAGCTACTGACTGGGGAATTTTCAATGAGAATGGCGCAATAATGGAATTTCAAATGGAAACGGGTTTAACAGTCACGCCCGCCCCGTTCGTGCCGTACAGTGAGCGTTATGGAGCTTCGCCAGATGGATATACATCAGACGGGAACATAATAGAGGTTAAATGTCCTTACGGTTTAAGAAATGGCGAGGGCGAATTTAAGAGCATATCGGAGCAACAACACTATTACGCTCAAATCCAAATGCAAATGCTCTGTGTCGACAAACAAAAATGTTTTTTTTACCAGTGGCAACCAACAAAAACAAAACTAGAAGTCGTTAACAGAGACGACGACTATATAGCAAGCATGCTCAAAGAGTGTGATTTGTTCTATGAAGCGTATGTGCAAGAGCGCGAACTTCCAAATGCTAGAAAGTATCTTGATAATGAAGATATAAAACTTGATGAAATGGTTTTAAAATATCTTGATTTAAAAGAGCTAAAAGATAAAATCGAAGAGGAAATGAAACAGATTTTAAATGGTTTAGTAGTTTTAACAGATGAAACACCAACAACTATAGCAGGGCACAAACTTTACAAGATAGAGCGTAGCGGGAGCGTATCTTATGCGAATGTTGTAAAAGATTTGCTTCCAAATGTGGATTTGGAGCCTTATCGTGGCAAACCATCTGTCTCGTGGGCTATCAAGTAGATAGATATGCAACTACTAAGACCCTACCAGAGCGAATGTGTATCTACTTGCATTAAACACATTATGAAAAGCACTCTTCCTATAGTTGCAGAACTTGCAACTGGGGCGGGAAAATCCCTAATTGTCGCGCAAATAGCGAAAGAGGTTCACAGACTGAGCGGTGGCAAACATATACTATGCTTAGCTCCGAGTGCGGAACTTGTGCATCAAAACAGAAGCAAATACTTAGCCACTGGTAACCCCGCTTCTCTCTTTAGCGCAAGCGCTGGAGGTAAATGCTTAAGGCATCCTGTAGTTTTTGGGACGCCTCAAACTGTCGCTAACGCTCTTGATAGATTTGGCGACCGTTTCGCAATGGTTATCATTGACGAGGCGCACGGGCTAACGAAAAGTGTTAAAAAAATTATAGAAACATTTAGAGAAAAGTATCCAAAGCTTAGAGTTTTAGGGCTAACTGCGTCGCCCTTCCGAATGGGTACGGGCTACATCTACGAGGTGGATACACACAATAAGCAGATGTCGGCGGAAGTCGCGAAAGAGCCTTATTTTTATAAGCTTATTTACAAGATAACAGCTGGTGAGCTTATAAATATGGGCTTTTTAAGCCCTCCTATAATCGGCGAACTTGGCGGCGAGCATTACGACACTTTACACTTAGAGCCAAACAAATTAGGTAAGTTTGACGCCAAGGAAGTGGACAAAGCATTTATCGGTCATGGGCGTAAAACTGCCTATATTGTGGCGGATGTGGTAGAGAAAAGCAAAGAGCGTAAGGGCGTGATGTTTTTTGCGGCAACCATAGAACACGCCCACGAAGTCTTAGCATCGTTGCCAGCGGGCTTAAGCGCGCTAGTGACTGGTGAAACTCCCAAAAAAGAGCGTGAAAATATACTAAAAAATTTCAAAGCCCAAAAAATAAAGTATCTTGTCAATGTAGCAGTTTTAACCACGGGGTTTGATGCCCCTCATGTAGATGTTATCGCACTGCTAAGAGCGACCGAGAGCGCGGGGCTACTCCAGCAGATAATAGGTCGAGGTTTGAGACTAAGTCAAGGAAAAAAAGATGTTTTAATTTTAGATTATGCACAAAATTTGGAGAGACATACCCCCGAAGGAGATATCTTCAACCCAAAAATAACGGCAAATACTGGAAGTGGTGGAGGTGCGATATTAGAGCAAATTTGCCCAGATTGCCAACACTCCAACTCTTTTACTTTGCGTAAAAATGAAGAGGGATACAAAATCAACGAAGACGGATATTTTACCGATTTAATTGGTACCGTCATCAAAACAGACGAGGGCTATCCGCTACCCGCACACTACGGGCGAAGATGCACGGGTTATGTTAAGACGGGTAAAGCCGTCGAAGATTGGGGCAGATGTTCATACCGCTGGAGCCTAAAAGTTTGTGAAGCGTGCGGTGCTGAGAATGATATCGCAGCTAGAAAATGCACACATTGTAAAGGCGAACTCATAGACCCAAATTTAAAGCTAGTGTTGGAATTTAAAGCCCTAAAAAAAGACCCGAGCAAAATACAGATTGATGAAGTGGTAGATATGAAGTCCAGAAGTACACTAAGCCAGAAAGGAAACGAGTGCCTAGTTGTTGACTTTGTAACGCCGTACAGAACTTTTAAAATATGGTTACAAAAAAAACCGCAGAGCGCAAAAGCTGCCAGAGATTTGGAGATGCTTTTTGAGACCCAAGGCGACATAAAAACCGTCGAATATGTCAAAGAAGCAAGCGGCTTTTATAGGGTTTTGTCTTACAACAAACCAACACAACAGGAGCCTACAATATGAAAGACACAGAACACATACATCAGGTCACTTTTGTGAATTGGTTTAGAGCTAATTTTGAAGAGTACCTTATTTTTGCTATCCCAAATGGGGAACTAAGAGCGATTAGTATTGCACAGAGACTAAAAGCTGAGGGAGTTACGAGCGGTGTCCCAGATTTGTGCTGCCTACTGCCCGAAGGACAAGCATTGTGGGTGGAAATGAAAAAAGCCAAGGGCGGCAAAGTATCTAAAGAGCAAAAAGCTATCCACGAGAAAATGCGAAAATTAGGGCATATTGTTACTGTTTGTAACGGATATGAAGAAGCTATGCAATTTTTAAAAGAATTTATCAAAAAACCCTTGATTAAATAAAAAAATAAATATATAATATTGCTATCAAAAGAAAAAAGGATTTAAAGATGGGAACATACACCAAAGAGGAGCTAGTTCAAATGCTAGCACAACAGGGGATGTTATGAAATACACAAAAGAAACTGCTCAATACCTAAGGCTGTTGTGCTTATCAAGACCAACGCTTACAGTCGGAGAGTTTGCAAGGTTGTTAAGATGAAAAAAACAATATCAACTGTACTATTGTCATTAACATTGCTTGCAGCCGAAAGTCAGCATAACTTCAAAGCGGTTAATTTCTATGGTAATACCATAAAAAATGTACAGCTGATATTTGAAGATGACAATCATACAGCTACGATATGGTATCATGGAGTACGGTTAAATGGTAGTTTTATGATTGTAAACTGCAAAGCTCCAGAGAAATTTTGCTTAGTCAGGAGTGATAAATGAGCGAGGAATTATATGTTATTGTGATGGGAAGTGTGCTGCTGTTTTTAATAAGTGCCGTAACTTGGAAGATTATTATACTCTGGAAGGAGGACATAGATGACTTTACAAGAGTTTAAACTATGGTTTGCTAGATGGGAAGTTGAGGTAGCAGAGCTATCTCTTGAATATACAAAACTTAAAATAAAGGAGAAGAACTTTGGTAAAGTATTTCTTTGAAGCAGAAGTCCAGAAAGACTGGAATTATGATTATGATGAAGACGGGAACTGTGTTCCTTATTTCTCTTCAATTACAGTTAGTTGTGAATATACTGATAGTGTTACAGATGAAACACTATCTATGCTTATTGAGTATGTAGAAAAAGAGCTTCTATCTCTTTACGACTTTATAGGAGTGATAAAATTTTTAGGAACAGATTTAAGTATTGTTTCTGATTTAGATTTTGAAATATAAGGATAAATAATGAAAGATTTCACTAAAGAACAAAAGGATAATAAAAAAATGAAAGCACTTGAATTATTGCATGAACAAGCCACAAGCGGACAACTAACATTTAAAGAGTATCAAGAACATCTAGTTGCTATATCAGAACTAGAAGCACTACAAGCAAGAATTAAACAATTCGCAACTATTGGCACATGTGGTGAATGCATGTTTTGGAAAGATGACAGAAAATGCCCAATGGAAAATTATGAAAATGTTGCTGAAGAAAACTTTTGCTATAACTTTTACCCAAAAGGGGGTAATAAATGAAAAATTTCATTATAGTAGAGTTTGATGATATACCAAATGAATAACATCATCCCGCTCTCGCATATTCAGAGTTATTTTCCAAACATATCGCCGGAAAATGTGAGTGTAGCAATGCACATTTATAGAAAAAAGGGCAAAAAAGAACCCGATTGGTTGATAAAAGTACCAAACAAAAGGGGGCATTTAGTTGAACTCAAAGGCTTTGAGAGATGGGCAACGCTTGATGAAAGAATTAAGCACTATGCGACAACAGATTTGTATTGGCTGTTTGTTGCGATGGGCTTTAATGATTATAGAATGTCGAAATTTTTTGCTTCTCGCTCAAAGTATTATAAGACAGTGTCAACATGGAGTGATTTTTTTGCTTGTCGTCTGTTTATGAGAAGTGACGAGCAAGGCTATAGAGTGCTATACGAGCCTACCAGAGCGACCGAGTTCGTGCGCATAGGCACTAAATATATTTACCTCCTCAAAAAGTGGGGTAAATTTGAGATTAAAGATAAGGACGTATTCGGTGTTGAAAACGTGCAGATTTAAAAAGCATAAGCACAGCTGGAAAAAGCTTGAAGAGATAAGGCAAAAATTTAAAAACTACTGGGAGCAAAGAGGTTTAAAATGACAAAGATATGGATAGAAGAGAAGATAGCTAAAGTCTCCAAAATGGGATTTGACGAGCTGATGGATTACAAAGAAGAGGTCATTAGCTCTTTAGTCGATAATCCTACAAAGTTCTTTTTGTATGACATCATAGATGAAAGACTGATTGCACTTGACGCACAAAGTGCGGCAGTTGCGTATGATGATAGTGATTTCGACCTTGTTGGAGAGTTTTAATGAAGAGTTCAGGCTTTAAAAAAGATTTGTTAGTTGCTATGTTTTGCGCTTCATTGATTACCGTCAGCCAAGAAGACTTCAATGATGATGAAGTTATAAATGTAGATGTAGATAGTGAGCTTAATGCGATTATAAATCAGATTGCAAAAGATATTCAAAAGACACTTAACACTGCTCCTTTTGAGGTTCAAAGATGGATAAGACGAAAGACTGAAACAGTAGTCCCCTTAGTCTTATCATCCATTGATACAAAAGTCATTTCGCTTGAAACTTTAGCACTATATGTTTTATTTGTAAATTTCATAGAGCGTAAATACCCACTTGATGAGGATTTGAAGTTTTTAGTATCTCGCTATGACTATATGGACTTAGCCGAAAAACTAAACGAAACCGCACTAGGGCAGGTTGAAGAAGAAATGTTTAAGTTATCTTATCTGATTTTATCAAACCTTAGATAGAAACCATTTTCGCAACATCACGAAAATGGTATGAGGCTTATTTTAAAAAAAGCTCTCTTTCTGCATTTCTTCTCTTTGTTAGACCCGCAAGTTTTTTACCGTTTACTTTATCCCACTTCAAAAACTCTTTTGAAGCACCATTAATTTCGCTGTTGTTAAGTTTTTTGAGAAGCGTTGATTTTTTGAAGTTGCCTATACCTACATTGTATGTAAAGCTTACAAGCGCATCGAATTGTTTTTGGTTTACGGCTATTGTGACATACTTGTTTATAGCATCTTCATACTCGCTTAGTGTCTCTTTTAAAAGTTCCTCTGCTTCAAAATACGAGATACTATCGTCTCTCATGCTAACCGCACATCCGTCTGTATATCTTGTACTTCCATAGCCGATGGTGGCTACGCCTGCGGGACAAAGATAAGGCTTTGCACTAAAACCCTCAAATGTAGTTATAAGCTCTATTGCTTTTTGACTTGCTCTCATTTACAGACCTCGCTATTTCGTCTCAGCTCTTCAATACAAAGCCTCATCTCTCTGATGATCTCTGTGTATGTAGCACTCCTTTGAATGATACATTCCGTATCTGGCACTATGCACTTTTGAGGCACTTTAACCTCAGTAAATCTATCAACATAAACTATTTTCGGCTCGGGTGTTGAGCATCCAACCAACAAGAGAGCCGCTCCTAAAAATATAACTTTTTTCATAAGCCGCTCTCTTTAATGTTGTCTAACATCTCTTTTATGTCATCACACTCATTGCTTTTGATGTCTATCTTTGGTATCTCTTTGTAAATGACTTTATAGCGCACGTCCGGTGGTTGGGCTTTAAGCTCTCTTAACTTCTCTTCTTTTGATTTAATGTTTATTGATTGAAGCTCTATAGCCTCGTTTTGTTTTTTGAGAGAATAAGTACATACACTTACACTTGCTTCCAAGTGAGCAAGAGTAGTTTTGTAATTTTCTATTTCCAAGTCTCTAACTATGAGTTCGTCTTTAAGAGAGCTGATTTGATATTCTCTTATTCCTATCATAAAAAGCACCACCGCGCTCAAACCTAAAAGCAAATTCATTTCTACCCCTCTCCTTTATCACTATATCTAATCAAAAACGCTCTTACTCGCTTACCAAGCATAGCCACGACATCGTACTCAGGTAGTTCATCTTTTGTACGGATGGAGTAGATATTCCCGATAATAGAATAAACCTCGCTCAAAACTAAGATGTTTATTCCAACAAGTAGAACTGTCTTAAAGTCTGCCCCTACAGCTTTCGCACCTATGGCTAAAACTATAGGAATTAGAAGCAGAGAGAGCTTTGACAAAATCCCATACTTCATGCGATTTGAAGTTATGGGCTGGTTGAGCCTGTGGGCTTTTGCAATTCCCGTGACATAATCAATTATGAGTAGCACACTAAACAAAAAGAACGCTTCGCCGCTAAGCCCTAAATAAGTCAAAAGACCGCCAACGCACACGGTAAAAAAATTAAAAACTATTTTGCCGTAACTGGTTACAGTTGCACTCTCTGAAATCATCGATTGCCTTTATATTTATTTATAGCGTATTTTGTCATCTTCTTTGTGTATTTTACCCAACACCCTACACTGCCTCCAAACGCTATATAGGTAGCATGAAACTTACCTATCTTACTTTTAAGACATAGATAGAACTTCCTCGTGCTACACGTCTCATCATGTTCTTTACAGCAATCGGATATTTCCACCCCTACCCATCTCTCTGGAAATAATGTGCAGTAGTCTTTACTCATATTTTGGCATTCCAGCTAGATACTCCGCATCTGTTGGCACAGTGCCAGCGTTTAGCAGTGTATAGTTGTAATTGATTACAGCCTTGTACCAATTCAAGATAGAAGTAGCCTCAACTCCAAACGTAGCATCATCAGCCCATAACTTTACAGTAGCCAATGAATCATAGTCATGTGTTGCTAATACCTTGTTGACTTCATTTAGGTATAGAGATTTGAAGTGTGCTTTGATTTCTTCAAGCTGTTCATCTTCACTTTTTGGTGGATTTATAATTGCTTGGAACTCCACATCTGTTAAGAGTATCCAATCTTCTTGGATTAGAAACTCCTGCCCTTCTTCTATTGCTCTGATTTCTGTTGGTGTTTTATAGTGTTTCATATTTAATCCTTTATCTAAGTTCAAACCATTTAGCGAAGGTCTCCCCTGAGCTAATCCCATAGGTATTTGATGCAGGTATCATCACATCTATTGTGTTCCACCCAGCACCGCTGTATATACCACCTATGTCAACTCCGTTCACATAAAATGAAGCTCCTGTTGCGTCTGCCCATTCCCCGCCGCTCAAAAACAGATGAACCATAATAGGCTTCCCAGTTGTATTAGTATAAGTCACATTAGCACTTCTGCTACCAGTCACATTTTGCCAAGTTTGCCCCACGCCTATACTATCTGCTTCACTTTTAGCTTTTACGAACGCCGTAGTAGCTATTTTTGTGCTATTGTCTCCTGCTGCAGGTGTTGGAGCTGTTGGTGTTCCAGTGAACGCTGGACTAGCTAAAGGTGCTTT